TAAACCTAAGGCTAAAAAATTGGATGTAAAAACTAAAGCACTTGGCTCAATGAAAAGTGAAGGGTTAAAAAATATGTTAAATAGTTTATGATAGAAATAGTATTAATATCTTCCCTATCAGTATTAGTGGTAATCTTAGGATTTACCACTTTTAATTTAATGCGTAAAAATGAAAAACAAGAAGACATTTTAGCAGAATATCTCAACTATTTAGATAGATTATCTAAAACCATAGAGGCATCGGATAAAAAGTTAAAAGAAATAGATCAAAAAGGTACATTTTCTTCTGATGATGAAGTTGGACATTTTTTCAAATCCGTTCAACAAATTCAAGATATCTTGAATGATTTTAAGTTAAAAGAAATAAAATGATTACCGTGGCTAAAAAAAGACGACCTAAGAGTAAAAACTACTTTACTAAAGATACTGAACAAGCTATTGTCAGATATAATAATGAACCAGATTCAGAAATTAGAAGTCAAATATATAGAGATGAGATACACTATGCTTTTTTTAAATTAACAGAAAACATAATCCATACTTTTAAATTTTATTACACAGAAGTAGACCAAATAGAACATCTACAACATGAAGTAATAACATTTTTACTTTCTAAATTACATCTATTCAATCCAGATAATGGGGCAAAAGCATACTCATATTTTGGTACCATAACAAAAAATTGGTTAATAGTATATAATACAAAAAATTATAAAAAACGAGTTCAAAAAGCACCTGTAGATGAATTATATAAAGATGATAATTATTCCTATAATATGGGTGAAGAAAAAGAAAAGGAAAAGCTAGGTATTTTTATAGATAGTTATATAAAATATGTTGAAGATAGATTTGATAAATTTTTCCCTAAAGGTAATGATGCTAAAGTAGCAGATGCAATATTAGAACTATTCCGTAAAAGGGAAAATTTAGAAATATTTAATAAAAAAGCCTTATACATTTATATTAGAGAGATAATGGCTAGTCATGGTCTAGAAGTCAAAACACCAAAAATTACAAAAATAGCTACCAAGCTATATGGTTTATTTAAAGGTAGCTATGTTTTTTATTTAGAAACAGGCTATATAGACTTCGAAAAATCTTAATTAATCATATTTATACATGAACCAAACGTATAACTATGAGCCATTTAGACAAAAATATATTCGGTAAAAAATCATACTCAGATTTACTTAAAGAAATTTACGATAACCAAAAGAAAAAAGAAACACAAATTAGTGCATTAATCAACGAATTAAAACCACTAATCAGTGATATAGGTGATGCTACAATGATAGTGCCACTTATAAAAGAATACATGGAATTAGGCATTAAAAATGATGAAGCACTTATAAAAGTTGCTACTATTTTTCAACGTATATTTGCAAACGAAGGAAATGAAGATAATGGGTTTGGTATTTCTGAGGCAGAAAAAGAACAACTACTAAACGAAATACAAAATTTACAATTACCACCAAAAAAAGAAGAATAAATGGGATACAATGTAGGAATGTCTTCTAATACAGAAATTCAACCCGGAAATAACCCAGGGGTAGAGCAACTATCTCAAATAATGTCTAAAATTAAAGGTGGCACACAAATAGGTAGAGTCACAGATATTATTTTAAATGACCAATACCCAGATATTGAAAGTTATGGAGGGTTAAATGGAATTGGAACTATATTTTACGAATTAAATAATTTTGTGGGTAATAAAAGTGGTGTAGCAAAACCTATGTTCCCTCAAATGTCATCTTTTCCTTTAGTTAATGAGATGGTTCTTTTATTTAAATTACCTAATACAAGTATAGGAAAAAACACTTCAGAAGAATCATATTATTATCTAAATATGATAAACTTATGGAATCATCCTCACCACAATGCCTACCCTAATCCTATAACAACTAATACTTTAGAACCTTCACAACAAAGAGATTATACACAAACCTCTGGAGGAGCTGTTAGAAGAGTAACAGATAATTCTACAGACATTGAACTAAATAGTCCTATAAATCCTTCTCAAGCAACTTTTGTAGAAAGGTCAAATATTCATCCTTTACTACCTTTTGCAGGAGATGTTATAAATCAAGGAAGATGGGGAAATAGTATTAGGTTTGGAAGTACTGCTAGATCTTTAGGTTTAAATAATTGGTCTGATTCTGGGGAAAATGGAGATCCAGTTACAATATTAAGAAATGGACAACCTAAAAACTCAACATCTAAAGGATGGGTTCCTATAACTGAAGATATAAATAATGATTTAGCCTCTTTATATTTAACATCTACACAACAAATCCCATTATCTTTATCTTGTGAAAATTTTCTTTCTTATGAAACCCCACCTGAAAATGTTAAATCATATTTATCCCCTCAAGCTATTATCTCATCAGACAGAATAGTAGTAAATGCTAAATCCGATTCAATTTTATTAAGTGCCCAAAAATCAATAAGTTTATCAACTAATGATTCAGTAAATGTAAATACGAGTAATTTTATTATAGATGCTGGTAGTATAAAATTAGGAGGAAAAAGTGCTTCTGAATCTGTAGTTAAAGGAGATACATTATATTTCCAAATGGATCAAATGTTAAAAGTTCTAGTTCAATTAACTGAAGTATTAAAAAATTCACAAATTTGGCCTGGTGGAGTACCAGCTTTAGATATTCCAAAAAACCAAATAATATCAAATATTCAAACTAGTCTAGAATTAATTCAAGAAGATTTAGACAGTATATTATCTAAAACGGTTAAAACTATATAATGAGACAACTTACATATAGTGAAATAAAAGCTCTTTTAACTAGACAAGATAATTATGATGCTGTTAATGATGGTATTTTAAATGATCAGGCTTTCTTCCCAGCAGGAGATCCAAGACAAATCCCAATTGATTTACAAATATATGAGTATTTAAAAGAAAGAGGAGATTCAAGATTTATAAATACAGAATATGTAAAAGATCCTCCACCCCCACCCCCAACCCCTATACCAAAACAATTTCCACTTTATATTTTAAGAGCTATTACCCCTCTTAATGGTCAAGGAGCTAGAGGAAATATAATTTTTAGTGAAAATTCAAAAGGTGAACTAGTAGCTACAGGTACTGTAGATAATAATAGCCATGATATTGGGTATATGGATATTTTTTTAAATAAATTTAATCCTGATGATAATATAACCCCTTTTGAATTTAAAAATGTAGTTTTAAGTTCAGTTGACATGGATTTTAGAGTATTAGCTGAAAGGGTAATTAAAGAATTAGAATCCCAATTAGATGATTATTTAAATGGAAAATATAAAGGAGAAATTGAATTCATGATAGTTGAAGGAAAAAATCCTGATACACCTCCAGAAAATATATTGCCCTATTATTTTAAAGGAAAAGTACAAACAGATTCTGGAAATAAATTAAGCAGTGTACTTATAGAGGATGATTTAAATAAACAAGGACTCCCAGGTGCTAGTGTTTATTCTAACGAGAATGGGATTTTTGAATTATATGGTCAATATATAGCTCAAGCTCCTAACCCAGGAGAAATATATGAAACTGTAGAATATAAAGTTAAATCAGGAGATACTTTATCTAAAATAGCATTAAAATACCCACAAAAAGGATTAGATGGTAAGGATATTCCGTTTTACCCTGAAAGAACTATGCAAATTTATAAAGCTAATCCTATAATGGAAGGAAGAAGTATATCTTTAAAAGATGCTGCTAATGAAAACCAAGTTTTAGAAAATTCTGATTTAATATTTGCCGACGAAATTATTAAAATTCCATTTTACCAATATAAATCTAAACCTAATACTTTTAATATAACTTTTTCTAAAAAGAATTACATAACAAAATCAATGGTTCCTTTTGATGGAGATTTTAATATCCTCCCTTTTCAAAAAATAAACTTAGTATCTAAAGAACCTTCTAAAAAAGAAACAATTAAACAAGCTCCTTTAGAAGATTCTCAAATTAAAACCGTAACTGTTGCAAAACAAATGGAAGACCCATCATCAGCTTTAGTAGATAAATTATTACAAGATATGATAAAAAATCTTAAAATAACTTTACTCCCAGCTATTATGAATATGTTTCAAAGTTTTGGAATTACTAATGTAGAAGAACTTATTCAAAAAGGAATAGCTAATTCTACTTTTTCATGTCCTGCTAATGAAAGTGAATTACTGGATGTTATGGATAGAATGAACAAATTAGCAAATTCTTTACAAAATAATTATGATAAATTAGATAAAATAAAAGGCACAGTTAAAGATTTAAACATAGCTATATCAATCGCTGATGGGATATTTGCTGGACTTAGTGCAGTAGTTTTAGCTTTCCCAGCAATTCCATTTGCTCCTGATTTTACAAAATTTATTTCTACTAAGCTCCCAGGATTAAATAAATCAGCACAAGAAATAATTTCTAATGTTTTAGGTACTTTATCTTTTATAACAGGTTCAACATTAATGGTATTAGTAATTTTAACTTCTTTAATTCAAAAAATACTAAACTATTTATCACTTTTAGATGGATTAATTCAAGACTGTGCTTCTAAAATGGGTAGTAATATTGAACAATCACAAACTATAGCTTTAGCCCAACAATTATCTACATTACAACAATCCAGTCAAGGTGTATCAGATTTAAAAAATTATAATGGTTTTACAATGGAGGTAAACACAGTACCAGGGCCTGGAAATAGTAGTTTATCTAGAAGACAAGCTGTAGCTATAAATAAAGCAGGTATAACAATGCTTAAAGGAGAACCCTCATTTTCATCTAATGATCAAATACTAATAGATCAATTAACATTTCTAATTGACCAGAAAAATTTAAAAGCAGATTAATTTAATATTTATAACAAACACAAACATGAAAACTGAAGCACTTAAAAAAATAATTAAAGAAGCCGTTAGAGAGGCTATACAAGAGGAGCTAAAGGAAGTTTTACTAGAAGCAGTTAAAGCACCTAAAGCTGTAGTTACACAACCAGTACAAGAAAGTATTACATCACCAACTACACTCACTGTTACACAAACACCTAAAAAATCTTTAAAAGAACAAAGACAATCTTATTTAGATATTATAGGTGAAACTGGATTAAATATGAAAAGTGGAGATGCTCAAGGATTTGGTAATAAACCATTTAATCCACAAGGAGTAGGAGATACTACATCAGCTAATGGAGCTTTACCTAGTGGAGAAGTTGATATGAGTCAAATAATGGGATTAATGACTAAATAATGGCATTTGGAGCAAAACAAATATCACCTATTGACTTTAATAAAAGTGCTGCTGTAGGAGTAGATTTACCTTTTTCTGCACCTGGAGTATTTAAATCTAATTATACAACGGCTGCATCTATTAAAAATAATTTAATTAACTTTTTTTTAACAAACCAAGGAGAAAGACCACTAAATCCTACATTTGGTGCAGGTTTAAGATCTTTTATATTTGAACAGATAGTAGATGATAATTTAGATTTTTTAAAAGAAAATATACAAGATTCTATAGATTCTTTCTTCCCAGATATTATTGTAAATAATTTAAGTATTAATAGACAATCTGATAATAATCTTATAAATGTATCTTTATCTTATAGTGTTGTAAATAGAGGAATTAATGATAATATAAATTTAGAATTTGAATAATGGCAGTAAATAGAGACATACAATATTTAGACAGAGATTTTTCTGAAATTAGGGCTAAATTAATAGAGTTTTCTCAAACATATTTCCCTAATACTTATAATGATTTTTCTCCTGCATCACCAGGTATGATGTTTATGGAGCAAGCAGCTTATGTAGGTGATGTAATGTCATTTTATTTAGATAATCAATTACAAGAAACATTTACCCAATTTGCAAACCAAACAAATAATTTATATGAATTAGCTTATATGTTTGGATATAAACCTAAAGCAACTAGTGCTGCTATTACTACAATAGATTTATACCAACAAGTACCCGCTAAAGCTGTAGGAACTCAAATTCTACCCAACTTTGACTATGCTTTAACTGTTGGTGAAAATACAAAAGTAACCACAATATCTAATAATAACGTTAGTTTTTTAATCCAAGATAAATGTGATTTTTCAGTATCAAGTTCTTCAGACCCAACTGAAATTTCAGTATACCAAGTTTCAGGGGATACCCCACAATATTATTTATTAAAAAAATCAAGAAAAGCAATCTCAGCAGAGATAAATTCAACTTCTTTTACATTTGGTGCTCCTGAACCTTTTCAAACAATAGAAATTGAAGGGAATAATATTATTAAAATATTAGATATTACAGATTCTGATGGTAATGTATGGAATGAAGTAGATTATTTAGGTCAAGAAATGATATTTAATAGTATAAAAAACACTAACCCTAATGACCCTAATAATGTAGCAAATGTAGGTGAAGTACCTTATTTGTTACAATTAAAAAAATGTCAAAGACGTTTTGCTACAAGATTAACTTCTGAAAATAATTTACAAATTCAATTTGGAGCAGGTAACCCAAATGACACAGATGAATTAATTACACCTAACCCAAACAATGTAGGTATAGGTTTACCATTTGAACAAGATAAACTTACAACAGCATATTCACCTACAAACTTTTTATTTACAAATACCTATGGTATAGCACCTTCA